TCCATCAACTACACGCTGCACCTGATCCGGAAGGCGTGGTACGCGCAGCTCGGGCGCTCCACTGACGAGGTGGCCGGTGGGTACACGTGGCTGGAGGAGATCTTCGCCGACTACGTGATCGCCAAGGACGACACGCTGGCCACCGATGAGTACTACCGCGTGGCGTACTCGCGTGAGGCCGGCACGTACGTGTTTGCCGACCGCGATGCGTGGGACGTGGTCGAGCTGGCCTACCCGCCGCAGACGGCGCTGGAGGAGTCCAAGGCCGGGCGGCACAGGTTCACCGAGGTCGTGGATCGTGCCATCGTCCTGCTGGAGGGGCACGATGGCGGACGCTGGATCGAAGGGACGGGCATCACGGCGGACGTGGTGAACGGGAATGGACGGCGCTATCCCCGGCATGTCCTGCGCGAGGCAGTGGAGCACCTGCAGGGTCATCTTCACGAGAGCGCAGGTCAGGGACGGCTGGGGCAGGTCGTCACCGGTGAAGCCGAGCACCCGTCGTCCAAGGGCACGACGCACCCGCAGTTCCTTGAGACGATCGTCAACTGGAACGCGGGGCATGTCCGCTTCGACGAGGGAACGGGGCGCGTGGTGGTACGTGGGCGCATCCTTGAGACCTCGAAGGGCAAGGACGCCATCACCATCATGGAGGGCGGGGTGATGCCCGGCCTGTCCATGCGGGGGTATGGGTCGGCGCTTATGCTGACGGAGGACGATCAGACCGTTCAGGAGGTGACCGAGCTGGTGATCACCGGCTTCGACCTCCTCTCACCCGGGATGAACAGCGACCCCAATGGGGCGATCCAAGTGCTGGAGTCCCGCACAGAGCCAGACAACCAAGAGGAGGACCCAGAGATGGACCTAGAGGAACTTCGCAAGCAGTACCCCGAGCTGGTGCTCCAGATCGAGGAGGAGAGGGACGCGCAGCGACGAGCTGAGCTGGAGGCCGAGCTGCAGACACAGGCTGATGCCGACGCGGCTCTGCAGGCCGCGCTGGACGAGCAGAGAGCGCAGATCCAGGAGTCCTTGGGACTGGACGGTGCTGTCGACCTGACCGAGGCGTGGCAGGCCACACAACAGCAGCTGGATGAACTCCGGGCGGCGGAACAAGCCCGCGAGGTCTCGGCCTTCGTCGAGTCACGGATCGGGGAGCTCTCGTACCCAGAGTTCCTGACGGCGCAGTTCGTCGAGGCCGTACGTCAGTCGTCACCCGAGACAGCGGAGATAGCTCAGCAGATGATCGAGACCAAGCGCGCGGAGTACGACGCGATCATGGCCGGCATCGCCCTGCAGCAGAAGGGCTTCGAGGTAGGTCGCGTCGTAGGTCCGGTGATCGAGCAGGAAGCGGGCGTGCCGGCGTACGCGCGGGCAGGGCTCGCACTCCAGGAGAGCCTGGTCAACACCGGGCTGGTCCGACAGTGGCGCCAGGCGGAACCCAGGTACGCCAACGAGGTCTTTGCCGCGCAGTATCTCAAGCAGTTCGACGAGCAATATCGAACACAGCTCGCGGCGGAGTCCAAGCTTTTCGAGGAGGCGGAGCAGACGTCGGACCTCAACCTGCCGTACTCGATCATCCGCGCCGTCGTGGCCGAGGCCTTCCCCGAGCTCGTGGCCACGAGCATCTTCGACTTCGGGATGATCAACGAGTCGCCGAGCCGTCTCTACTTTGAGACCTACACCGGGGAGACGGGCTACGCCACGTCGGTCACGGATGAGTCTGTCACGGCCGACTTGGGGGCCTACGCGGCGATGGCTTACAAGCGCATCACGCCGGGGACGGTAGTGGTTCAGGACGTGACCGACACGACGACCTACGTTGAGGGCACTGACTACATCATCGACTACGCCAACGGCGAGCTGATGGCCCTGACCGGCGGCTCCATCTCGGACTCGGACGTCCTACACGTCGACTACACCTACACCGCGATCCGCAAGGGCGAGATGCAGTCGATCGAGCGCGGGAAGATGACGCTCAGCTACGTGACCATCGAGGCGCTGGCCGACCGGCTGGCCACGCAACTCAGTCACGAAGCCGTTGTCTTCAGCCGCAGCCAACTGGGCTGGGATGCTACCACGCGGACGCTTAACAGCCTGGTCCGTCAGGTCCGGCGCAAGGTCGATCAGGGCATTCTCTACCTGGCCGTGGCCGCAGCGCTGAGCGTCGCCAGCAACAGCGGGGGCACCTGGACCGCAGCGTCTGACAGCCTCGACGATCTGGTGGAGCACCTCGGTCAGGCCAAGGTGAAGGTCGCCAACCGCTACTACCAGCCGACGGCGATCCTGGGCAGCGTCACCAACATGGACCGGCTGTCGAACTGGGATGGCTTCAAGCGTGACGGGTTCCCCGACGCCGTGCTGGGCAGCAATGGGTTCGTGGGCCGCGTCAAGGGCCTACCGGTCTTCGAGAGCACCGAGTTCACCGACAGCTACTTCCTGTTGGTCAACCGTGAGCTCGTGATGCATCGTGTCTACCAGACCATGGCGCTCAAGGGACCGTTCCCAACGTACGACGTGTCGGGTGGCACCAGCAAGCTGGTGGCGGCAGACCAGTACTATGTCGAGGAGTACAACGCGACCGAGACCCCTGTGCCCGAGAAGGGGTCCTACGTCAAGGTGGCCTAGCCAACGGGTGTACGATCCCGCCGCGCGGCGTTGGCCGCTGAGCGAGCAGGCACGGTCGCGATGCACGTGGCAAGGAGCATGGCCGTGCTCTGCTTGCTCATCTGATAGGGCAGTGTGCTGGCTGCGCCGCCCGCTGTGTGACGGGGAGCGAGCCTATGACGCGCGTAATGGAGGGCAGGATGAGAATCAGGGTGGTAGGGCGGACCGGCGTGGTGGCAGGCCACAGGCTGCGGCTCCCAGGCGAGGTCTTCGAGGTCAAGGACGCAATGGGAATGGCTCTGCTGGCGCAGTACGGGCCACAGGTTGAGAGGGCCGGTGTATCGGCCGTGCCTGCGGAGGTCGCTGCTGCCAATGCTCCCACACCGGCAGCCACCGTGCCCCTCCCAATGCCAGTAGCGACGCTTGCGCTGAGCCAGCGGGTCCTGGATGCGCTGGCCGCGAACGACATCGAGACGGTGTCTCAGCTGAGGTCGGTCGCTGGACGGGGTGACGAGGCAATGCTGGCGCTTCAGGGCATCGGCCGGCGGGCGTTGACAGAGATCATGGAAGCTCTAGCTGTTGCCGAGCCGGGCGCCGATCTACCGTAGGCGACCGCATGACCGTCGCACTCGCCGACCTCGTCGCCCAGCTGCAGGTCGAGATCGAGGCCAGGAACAGTGTTCCCTCGGCCGCGCAGTACGAGCAGGCCGCGAGGGACGCCGTGGCGGACTACAGCCGGCGGCGCCCAATGGAGAAGGTGACGAGCCTGGCTATCGTGGCCGGAACGGCCGACTACACGCTGCCGGAGGGCTTCCTGCGCGTCATCAGTCTGGAGGGACTGTTCAGCGGCGACGGCGTGATCCACTCTGCGTCGGGCCTGATCCCGGTAGCAGCCACCTACGAGGAGTACACGACGATCGCCGGCCTGACCCTGACGTTCCACCCGACACCGTCGTACTCCACGACCCGTGACCTGCACTATGCGGCCGGTCACGTGCTCAACGGCAGCGACGTCTACCCCGACATGACCGACGATGACGCACGCATCATATTGGTGAAGGCCTCGTCCCTCTGTCTGCGGCTGCAGGCGAGGGCCGCAGCGATCGGCGGCGAGATGACCGAGTACCAGATCGGGGATGAGCGGGTGAAGCGGGCTGTGGCCAGCGACAGGCTGGCACTGGCGTCCGATCACGCCCTCGAGGACTACGAGGCGGCGCTGCTTGCGGCAACCGGTCCGACAGGGATGCGTGCCGTGTACGACTGGCAGGGCCGATGATCCTCTTCGACTGGACGCAGGCGGAGGCGGATCTGGCCGCGGTGAGAGAGGAGAACCAGGTCTCCATCACCATCGGACGTGGGAGTGAGACACTGACTGCACAGGACGTGCGCATCGCGCGCGTGGGGGGACAGAGCCGGCTATCACAAGGCGATCGCACCCAGGAGAGTCGTGGCCGCGTCGTGGTGATGGGCGCGGTGGACCTGGACATCCAACCCGACGACCGCTTCAACGACGGCGCCGGCGTTCTTTACCGGGTGGTGCTGGTGCGCGCGAACCGGCGCGCAGCCGTCATCGCCGAGGCCGAGGCAATCCAGTGACCGCCCTGGGTTTCCAGTGGGTGCGCCCGCCAACACAGATGGCGCGGCGCATCGAGGACTACGGCGACCGCGTACTCGTCGCCGTGCAGGCGGCCGCGGCCTACGTCGGCGAGCAGATGCAGAACCAGGCTCGGGCCAACGCGCCGTGGACCGACAGAACGGGCAACGCGCGGAGCGGCCTGTTCTATGCCGTGGATGGGCTAGGGCTCAACCCGCTCATGGGGCGCATCCAGAGCGTGGATATGTCCCTAGCGACGGACACGGTGTCGGTTTCAGGGGACAAGGACCATCTGGTGCTCCTGCTGGGCCACACGGTCTTCTATGGCAAATGGCTGGAGGTCAGTAATGGC